AAATAATGGCAACATCTTTGGCAGAAATTAGAGCAAAACTAAAATCACAAGAATCTCGTAGCGAGAGAACCGGCGGCGGCGACAACGCAATCTTCCCACATTGGAATATTCCAGAAGGAACAACTACAGCAGTTCGTTTCCTACCTGATAACGATCCTAACAATACATTTTTCTGGGCTGAAAGGCTTATGATTCGTTTACCATTTACTGGTGTTAAAAACGACATGAATAGTAAACCTGTTGTAGTACAGGTACCGTGTGTTGAGATGTGGAACGAAACTTGTCCTGTATTGACAGAAGTACGTGGTTGGTTCAAAGATTCGAGTCTTGAAGACATGGGTAGAAAATATTGGAAGAAACGTAGTTATATATTCCAAGGATTTGTTACCGAGAATACACTTCAAGAAGACGCACCTGAGAATCCAATTCGAAGGTTTGTAATCTCCCCTAGTATCTTTAACTTAATTAAAGATGCACTTATGGATCCGGATATCCAAGAAATGCCAACAGACTATACTGCTGGTTTAGATTTCCGTATTACTAAGACTACAAAAGGACAGTATGCAGATTACAGTACAAGTAAGTGGGCTCGTAAAGAGACAGCACTAACAGAGGCACAAATGAGCGCCATTGAGACACATGGTCTCAATACATTATCAGACTACCTTCCTAAAAAACCTACAGAAGTAGAATTGCAGTGCATCAAAGAGATGTTCGAAGCAAGTGTAAATGGCGAGGCTTACGACGTTGAACGTTGGGGCCAGTATTATCGTCCATATGGTGTAGATGCTCCAGCAGGTTCCTCAACCTCAAGTACGTCAACTGTAAAGGCACCTACTATTCCAACACCTGCTCCGGCGGCTCCAGTTATGGAAACTGCTCCGGCTCCAGTAGCAACACCAGCAGAAATGGGTGCAACTCCTACTCCTGCACCACAAACTGAAACTGTAGCGGCTCCGGCTGTACCAGCAACAGCTGAAGGCGGTGAAAGTAAAAGAGCAGAAGACATTCTAGCAATGATCCGTAATAGACAATCTTAATTATAAAAGGCGGCAGAAATGTCGCCTTTAACTTCTATGAATACAATGGAGAATAAAAATGGGTAAGCCGTTTGACGTAAGTAAATTTAGGAAAGATATAACAAAAAGCATAGATGGATTAAGTATAGGATTCCATGATCCTACAGATTGGATTAGTACTGGCAGTTATGCATTAAACTACTTAGTAAGTGGTGATTTTCATCGTGGTGTTCCAATGGGCAAAGTCACTGTATTCGCAGGTGAATCAGGTGCTGGCAAAAGTTATTTTGCATCAGGTAACATTGTAAAAAATGCACAAGAGCAAGGTATCTTTGTTGTCCTAATTGATAGTGAAAATGCACTAGATGAAGCATGGTTACAAGCACTTGGTGTAGATACAGATGAGACTAAGTTACTAAAACTTAGTATGAGTATGATTGATGATGTAGCAAAAACTATAAGCACATTTATGAAAGATTATAAAGCAATGCCAGAGGAAGAACGTCCTAAAGTATTATTTGTAATTGATAGTTTAGGTATGTTACTTACACCAACAGATGTTGACCAATTTGAAGCAGGTAACATGAAAGGTGATATGGGCAGAAAGCCTAAGGCACTTACTTCACTTGTACGAAATACAGTAAACATGATTGGTAGTTATAATGTAGGTATGGTATGTACTAACCATACGTATGCTTCGCAAGATATGTTTGATCCAGATGATAAGATATCAGGTGGACAAGGTTTTATATATGCAAGTAGTATTGTTATTGCTATGAGAAAATTAAAACTTAAAGAAGATGAAGATGGAAACAAGACAACAACTGTGAGCGGTATTAGAGCAGCATGTAAAGTAATGAAAACTCGTTATGCAAAACCGTTTGAAGGTGTGCAAGTCAAAATTCCTTATGAAACAGGTATGAATAAATATAGCGGATTACTTGAACTATTCGAAGCAAAAGGATTACTTACAAAACAAGGAAATCGTTTAAAATATACAACCACTGCAGGTGTAGAAATGCTCGAGTTTCGTAAAGGTTGGACAGGTGACAAACTAGAATCAATTATGCAGGACATATCTGACCAAGATGGACTAAGTATAGATGAAGTAGTTCATGGACAAGAAGATGTCCAAGAAGTTATAAAAGAAAAAAACTCAGAAGCAGAGGAAGAAAATGGAAGCACCAGTTAAACTTGTATACCAAATATTAAAACAATATATTCCTGCAAAAGAAATTCAACATGCTACTGATCAACTTGTAGATGATTTACAAGAAGTATTAGATGAAGAAGATTTAATTAAACTTGGTGGCATTGATGAATACATGAAAAATAGTGTAGACGAAATAGTTGGCGAAGTTGATGAAGATGAATATGACGATTACGAGGAAGAGGATTTGTATTGAGCCAGTGGTACAATAGAGTTGTAAATAACTTAGCAGATATTCCAGGTTGCATAAATTTTTATGAAAGTGAATTGGAAGAAGCAAAACGTGAATGTAGTGTCAAAGGTATTGTGGAGAAAAACATAACTGCATTGCCTGGTATCACTGAACATAGGTTTAACCAATTACAAGAAATAGAAGCTGTACTTAACTTTTTAAATATAAAATTACGTAAAATAAGACGTAAGCACTTTCAAAAATATTTAGAAGGATATGCTCGTGCATTGACTAGTAGAGATGCAGAGAAGTATGTTGATGGCGAAGACGAAGTTATAGACTTTGAAACTATAATTAATGAAGTTGCATTGCTACGTAACAAATGGTTAGGTATAATGAAAGGCTTGGATACTAAACAATGGCAAATGGGTCATGTAGTTAGATTACGTACTGCAGGTATGGAAGATATAAGAATTGATTAAAGAAGTTTACAAATGGGATGACAATGATAGTCATGAGCATAGTCTTTTAGCATTAAATTTACTAGATCAATTTGACGACTTTAAGGTTACTATTAAGCATATGGCTGACTTTGGTTGTGGCAAAGGAAAAGACTTAGAATTTTGGGCAAACATGCAGGTATGGAACGAAGATGGCAAAAAAGATAGGTATCTAAACTTTAATTGTGTAGGCTTTGATTTACATGCGGAAAACAATGTGCCAAGTCGCAAAAATATAAAGTATAAGAATCACGATTTTAATACAGATAATACAGTATGGAGTGTACCTTTTGATGTAGTGTGGTGTCATAATGTTATGCAAAGTATATACAGTCCTGTTGAATTTTTAGGTCGTGTTAATCGTACTATGGCACCAGGAAGTATGTTATATCTTTGTGTTCCTAGTACTGTTACTATATATCAAAATCGTTTCCAAAATTATACTCCTGCACAAAACTATCATACATTTACTGTATCACAGATACTATATCTCCTTGCATTAAATGGATTTGACGTAAATGATTTCTATTTACAAAAAGAAAAATATACAGACTTAATTCAAATTTTAACATACAAAGAAAGAGAACCATTACCATATAATACATCTTGGTATGAAATAGCAGATATGAATATTGTAAACGATAATTTAAAATCTATAATTATGCATAATGGTATTTTATCAGACCAAGGAATAATAACAAAATGGGTAAATGGTGACATTTATGATTATAGGTGGCATACCATATGACGACATGTGTACTAGTAACAGGCGGGTTTGATCCATTGCATAGTGGACATATTGCTTATTTTAAGGCAGCAAAAGAGTTAGCAAAGTATGGAGGTAAACTATACGTTGGGTGTAATAGCGATGACTGGTTAAGACGTAAAAAAGGTAGACCATTTATGCCATTTGCAGAACGTAGACAAATTGTACAAGAGTTAAGTTGTGTAGATAGATGTATTAGTTTTGACGATAACGACGATACTGCCAATGGTGCAATATTCAAAATGGTTACACAATATAACTTTCGTAAAATTATATTTGCTAATGGCGGAGATCGTGTACAAGGAAACTGTCCAGAACATGATGCATGGAAAACTGATAAACGTATTGAGTTTGCTTATGGTGTTGGTGGAGAGAATAAGGCTAATAGCAGTAGTTGGATTTTAAAAGATTGGACTGCTCCTGCAGTTAATAGAACATGGGGCCACTATCGAAACTTATATAATGGTAATGGGTTTCGTGTAAAAGAATTAGTTATTAATCCAAATAGTAAACTATCAATGCAAAAGCATGAAAATAGAAGTGAAACTTGGAATTTAGTATCAGGCTCAGCAAAAATATTGACAAGTCACAGGACTATGCCAATAGACCCTGCAGTGCATAAACTACAAATACAAAACCCTATAGACATACCCGTGGGCACTTGGCACCGTGGTATTAATGATAGTAATGAACCTGCACATATAATTGAAATATGGAAAGGGCCCAGCGAGTTATTATCCGAGGACGATATACGTCGCTGGGATCCTCTCAAGCAAGCCTAGGAGGCTAGCAGTAGTCGATAGTTCAGTATTTTATGTACTGTTGCACGTCTACGTGCCTCAACAAACTTTTTCCATTGAAATGGTCTGTATCTCATAATCACTCTCCCTTGTTAAAGGTTAAGTGCGTTCCTTCAGCGATTGCCTACTTCCGCCCTAACGGGTGAACGTATATTTATTTATTCATTATTTTAGCAATATGCGGATATGTTTTTGTAAAATTTTGATTCCTACGTAGGTCTATTGCATCTATATTTTGCCAAAATTCTGTATGTAAATTATAAAAAGTACTTTCTTTTAGTTTTTTAGAAATCTCTCTCACTCTTGGATGTTTACTTTTATCTGTGTAATCTATAATTTGTTGTCTTTTATCAATTGGTATGTTGTCTATACTAAAATAACGAGGCTCATATAGAAAAGAAAGTTCGTGTGTAAAATTTAAATTATTTGCATAATTTAGAATATTGTCTAAATCTAGTATGTTAAAGGCACTAACTGTAGTGTGAAAATCTAAGAAAAATTTATTTCTATCTAGTGTTGCAAATTTTTGTAAATTTGAATCCACAAGGCCCCAAGACATTCCATATCTTTCGTATTCAAAACGTTTGCCTAAATTATCTATACTAAATGAAAAGGATACATTATCAAATTTACTAAGTGTTTCTAGATGCTTTGTAGGAAAAATAGTTCCATTTGTATTGTAATGTATCGTAGTATCTTTCTTTCCTAGTACAAGTAAACGTTCTAGCATTTCAATATGAGTACGATCTAATAGAGGTTCTCCTCCTGTCATCGTAATACAGGATAAGTCATTTAAATCACATATTTTATCTATCCAGAAATTATTATCCATATCTATTGTGTAGTCTAATTCATGAATAGAAGGAACGTCTAAATACTTTCTATCTTCAGTATACCATTTGCTACTTTGGTTTTTATTACAAATCCTACATTTTAAATTACATTGTATTCCTAATTTTAAATCTAAACTTTTAATTTTGTTTTTTGCATATATGTCCGTGGTAAAATTTTTGTCGACACCATCTACACACTTTTGCCTTTTACTTGTTATTCCTTTATTTTCATTATTCCAACACGAGTTGCATACTTCAGGATAAAGATTATCTTTGAAGTCTTGTCTAAGTTTTTCAAATGGCTCACTGTGAAATGCTTCTTCCACAGTAGTATCTTTTATATTAGGCCAATTCATTTTATGTTGGTCAATTATACAACAAGGTGTAATTTTACCATTAGACTTTATTTCTATGCCTATAAATGGTGTCACACAAAAATTATTATGTCTTTGGAAGTTAGTTTTGTTCATCTAAAAATACTTGTATGTAAGATTTCAATTTCTCATTATCAGTTTTTATGTGTATAAAAAAAGTTGGGATATCTAAAAATTTTACTATTTTAAAAAAATGTTTCCAGATATGTTCATCTGTATCATTATATGCAGTAATTATTATCTTATCGTTATTATTGTACTTATCTTTTTTAATTGCAAGTAAATCATAGTACATATCCTCATAAGGTTGATTATAATAATCACTTATTTCTTTTTCAAATATGTTCACGTAATCTGATCCATTGTGTTCCGATTTCATCTGGGAACCATTCTATATAACTCATTTTATTAAGCCAGTTTGCTCTATCAGGTTTGCTTAACCATGTATTCATTTCTGTACCTACTTCATATGCTAAACTACTTTCACTTACTACTGCTGGAACTCCTGCTATTACACTGCTAATTCCTGCATTGCTACTATGACTAATAGTGCAATATGTATGCTTTAGCATATGTTCTAAGTCAAAACTATCATAAGTTTGTTGTACATGTTTAGGTATGTTCCACGTTACGTCTCGTTCTTTGTACCAATCCATGTCACATGCCCAATGTAATCCTTCTCTAAATCTAGGATGACTACGTACTACAATAGGTTTATCAGTAAACTTTCTAACTTCTTCAATAGTGTTTTTATAATATGTATCCATATCTGGCATGTCAATCCATTGTTGGCTATGTCCGTGTTGTCCGCAAATTAAAACATATTCTCCATCTTCTTTCCATCTTTGCAACACTATTCCAAATTTACCTAGTCTATCGCTTGGCATATAGTCTTCAACGGCAAAGTTTGCATCTCGGTTTATTCCATTTATTCCTAATTTCCATGTACCATTACGTATTAGTCCTCCAACTTCTATTACTATGACGGGCTTGCCTTGCTCTCTATAATGATCCCAAACTCTTTTATTACCGCCCATTTTACCATACCAAAGTATACTCCATATTAGGGCAGCATCTGCATCCATGCTACTTGCTACTAGTTCATCCGTTTTGCTTATAGCATCTATTAGTTGAGGATACACTTCTTTTGCATTACCGGGTAGGTTGTTTGGAAAGTGAGATATTTTCATTATACATTAAATCCTTATAAATAGTTATATGCGTACATTATCAGTATTTACCTCCTGGCACAAAACAGGATACAAAAAATATGGCAAAGCATTTATAGAAGGTTATAATACATGCTGGCCCAAGGAAGTGCCTCTTACTATATATGCAGAGGATCACGAGCCTGAAACAAATAATCCAAGCATAACTGTATTAGATCAAAGAAGCACATTACCTGACTTAAAGTCATGGCAAGAGCGACATAAAGATAATCCACATGCACATGGATACAACAAAGATAAAAGTAAGAAAAGTTTTTTATGGGACGCAAGTAGATTTGCAAATAAAGTATTTGCTCTTTGGCATTTTGCTAAGACTTGTGGTACAGATATCTTTCTTTGGTGTGACGGTGATGTAAGAACACATACTCCTATGAGTGTAGACTTTATCCATAGTCTAGCACCAAACGAAAATCAACTAGCAACATATTTAGGTCGTAGGACTTGGCCCGAATGTGGATGGATGATGTTCAATAGGCACCATCCTAAGTTCCAAGAGTTTATGTCTCAATGGCGTTGGATATATGAAAGTGATGATATCTTTAATCATGTAGAATATCACGATAGTTTTATATTTGGGGAACTTATAGAAGACTTCAAGTCCATGGGTGTTGAAATGAATGACTTAGGTGGTCCTGATAAAGGTGGACACATCTTTATCAATAGTCCACTAGGAGCATATATGGATCACTTAAAAGGCTTTAGAAAAGAAGTAGGCAAAAGCCTAGCAGGTGACTTAGTTGGAGGCTTTAAACATCATGATAATCCACACTGGCAAGATTTAAGACAAGTGACTAAACAACAGATACGTGCAGAAAAACTTAAGAACCCACATGAATATGACGCCGCACAACAACAAAAATCTAATGGTGTTGCAAAATGGAAGGACAAGTGATGAGATTATATTTACCTATAGGAATATTAGTAGCAGTTTATTTGTTTATTTTTGGCCTAGGAGTATTTAAAAATGTAGAAGCAGGTGAATGGAATGATAAACCTGTGATGTGCGAAAATAAAGATAAAGCATTAGAAGCCATACGTGCCAAAGGCGAAATACCTATAATCACAGGAATACAAAGTACAAAGGTACGTGATAATGATGGCTTATCTGATATTCCTGCACATGTACCATTACAGATATTTGTAAATATAAAGACAAAGACGTTTAGTATTACCGAGTATCATCCCTCATATGATAGTATATGTATAATTGGATACGGTGATGACTGGACACAATTAGGAGAGAAGTCATGAGTAATTGCTTTCATTTAGCAATTGAAGGAGGGAATTTAGAAACAACATTACCATTCTACGTAGATGTGTTAGGTTGTGAACTAGGACCAAACGAAGAAGGCAAATGGCAAGATATAGACTTTTGGGGTAATGAATTAACATTGCATCAAACTACACCAAGAGAAACAAAGTCAGAGACAAGAGAAAGACATGATGTTGATATGGGTGCAGTATGTGTACCACACTTTGGTGTACATTTACCTTGGGATATATATGCAAAAGTAAAAGCACGTATAGAAGAAAAAATTGGATTTTATGATAATCCTTATATAAGATTCGAAGGACAAAACACACAACAGGAAACGTTTTTTGTTGAAGATCCAAATTACAACATGTTAGAAATAAAAAGTATACAAGGAACCTATTATGAGCAATCTTAGTGTAATACAAAATATAAAAGAGGTACATGACCACCCATATCCATATGTTTGTGTAGAAGAGGCATTACCTGAAAAGATTTATAAAGAATTAGAAGAAACTTTTCCAGAAGAATTAGTAACTAGTACTAGTCCACATGATGGCGGAATAACATATAGATACAAATGCAAGGAAGCACAAGAGAATGCAATACCTCCTATATGGCAAGACTTCTTTGCTTACCATACATCACCAGAATACTTTAAAGCATGTATAAGTCTGTTTGGCGGTAGTATAGAAAGATTATATAGCCAATATAGAGATTTACTAAATGCAGATAACATCACAGTAAGAGATGTAGATAACAGTGGATCATATGTAACCGATTGTCAATTTGTTGTACACGAACCTGTAGATCAAACAGGAACAAGTCGCACACCGCATGTAGACAACCCAGTAGAAATATACGCAGGACTATT